ACCTTACGATTAGCTATTGATGTTGTTACTGATTCGTCAAAGACAGATGCAGAAAATATATCGGCTCTTTCCGAAGTTCTTGATCATGAGTTTATACATGCAGCTTATGAGGCTGGTGTTGTAACAGATCAGGAAAAAGCTGCTTTAGAAACTTTTATAAAAAAAGCAATACGTCCTAATACTGGCAAAACATATTATCAGGATAGAGTTGATAACTTGAAAGACAGGCCAAGTGAGGAAACGCTTGTAGAGGAAGCTGTAGCAGAAGCGTTTAGGGATTTTGCCGCAGGTCGTCGTGTGTTTGCACCCAAGATAAAAGGCATTTTCCGTAAAATTGCTGAGTTCTTTAGATTAATAAAAGAAGCAGCAGCAGATGCAGATATTATTACAGGCAATGAAATATTTGAGCGGCTTGATGCTGGGGTGCAACCCTCTGCAACGAGACAGAAAACAACTGCTCGTACCGCAAAAATGAAACCAGCAGAAAAGGCTAGGGCTAGAGTTGCTGATTTCCCAACCGCAGAAAGTTTTTCTAGAAAGCGTTCTCGTAAAACACCTACACCTGTTGGCGAAAGTCCTTTCCCTATCCCTTCATTAGAAGATGTTGAGGGGCGGCTACGCAGAAAAGCAGGACGCACAGATGTTGCAGATGCGACAACATCTACTGGCCCAAGAAATCAACGCCAAGAAATTTACAATGATGAAGGCGATGTTGTTGCTGTTATTGGGAACATGACATTTGATGACTGGATCAATCAAACTGAAGGCAGGTTGAGTGATGCAGAAATAGCTTCTGCACGACAATGGTACCCAGAAGCAGCAGTATCTTATCAGAAGTATTTTGGTAAAGACTGGCCTAACTATCTTGCTGCATGGTTAATGGCTAATCAGCAAGCTTCGCCATCTACCGCACAAATGAATGCAGTTCGTTCTAGGGAACAGGCACTTACATACGCATCACAAGCTCCTGTTGCAATAGATGTGAAAGCTGGTTTAGCAGCAGAAAGATTATTTGATTTCTGGTTAGCTATGGAAGCAGGGGGAGAGATCCCTTCAGGTGGAGCGCAAAAACTATATGACTTTGTTGATAGTGGATTACTAAGAGAAACACGCACATGGATGAATAACGATGTCCGTGGTGGCTCACCTGCTGTTGCTGACGTACACTCTCTGCGTGACACGGGCTTTGTTGATGAAACTTATCAAAAGTTTTTACGGGAAAACTATGGTGTAAAAGTTGATACTGATACGTCAGGATCACCCAGCGAAAATCAATATGAAAGATCAGGTGATTTTCTTAGAGGGGTCAGTGATTACCTTAATGATATAAATTATAAAGGTGGTGGGTGGACACCGTATCAGGTCCAGTCTGTTGGTTGGATGGCAACCACAAAATTCCTTGGTAAGCCGGGGCAAACAGCCGAAGAATCAATCCTGTTTAATATTAGAAACTTACCATTTGAAGTGGCTTTTGGAGATGGTTCTCCTTTCTCTGAAACGTATTCTGATTACTATCAGCTACCTGCTATCGGACAGAAAGAAGTTACAGAAAGAGTAGCAGAAGCTGCCACTGATTTTGCCAGAGATGTAACAGGTGTTGCAGAAATAAATCGTTATGTTTCTACAGGCGGCTGGCTGGATGACAGCCTCAGCCCAAACATGGTAGAGCAGGTAGTTGCTTCTCCAGAAGCAATGACGGATATGGCTAGTATCATTGGTTATCTGGTAGAGCAAACAGCGATGTTTCCATATCGGGTTGTGCCTACCAAAACAGGTAAATCAAAACTTGCTTTAAAGATCCGTCCAAGTGATGTGGCAAAAGATCGCTTGAACAATGACACAAACATGGCCATACTATGGGACAAGATACGAAATGCTGATCTGGCAACAACCAAGAAAGCTGAAAAGCAGTTAGCCAAAGAACGAAAGGCACGTCCTAGAGCATTTAAAGAAGATGCTCGTTTACCTGATGATGACAATATTATCACAGGGTACACAGCAACGATTGATGAGAACGGCAATTCTGCAATGCTGGTTCTTTTCGATACAAAAAAATCTACTTTGTTATCTAGGTTAGAGCCTGACGGTGATGTAATAAATGCTATATCTAAAATTTCTGAAGAAATGGGTTTTGATTTAGATGTTGAGTCAGCCTTTTATGAAGGCGATTACATTGAAAATAATTGGACAGAGGACAAAACAGGTGGTGGCTACATACAAAGGATTAATCAAAGATACGGACCCGCTGTTGCAGCAAGGGTCGAGGATTTTAAGCGGGGCGAACTTGAGCCGTTACTCGAAGACTCAATCAGGGGAGCAAGGCTCAAGTATGGAAACAGGGAGCGCTTCAGTCGTCGGAGTACCGAAGCCACCGATGAGAGATCAGTTCAAGACAGCGGAAGCTTATCTCGAAGCGAGAGACAGTTACAGGCACAGGATAGGTCGGGTGCTACCTCGCAAGAAGAAGAAAGGGTAGAAGGGCTACCATCTACCTATAGAATTGATGGTGTAGGCGATGTTTCCGTAGAGCCTTTCGCCCCAGCAAGACAAGCCGCTCGTGATTACGGGCAGACAATCGGGCGTAGTGCCCCTGAGCTTTCGGGGAATTATGTTTACGGACCAGTCGATGGAGAACGGGCAAGCCGTATAGCACAAGCATACGAAGACATGCCTAACACTCCAGAGGATTCCTTTACACAAGCAGCTTATAACGCTTTGGCAGAAGAGGTCATGACGCAGTATGACTTCATGAAGGACACTGGCATTGAGGTAGAGTTTTACCCATCTGATGTTGATCCTTACGCAGCATCTCCTCGTGAAATGATCGAGGATGTAAAGCAAAACAATCACATGTATGTCTTCCCCACCGATGCTGGGTTTGGCACAGACGGTGTTACTTCGGAAGAAGTAGCAGATAACCCGATGCTACGTCTTACTGACGAGTATATATCAGGTCGTCGGGCTAGGGTGAATGACATCTTCAGAGCAGTCCATGATTATTTTGGGCACGTCAAGGAAGGGTTTGGGTTTAGAGCCGCTGGGGAAGACGCCGCTTATGCCAGTCATGCAGTTATGTTTAGCCCACTCGCACGATCAGCACTTGCTAGTGAAACCCGTGGTCAAAATTCTTGGGTAAATTCTGGTCCTGAAGCAAAGCGAAACGAGAATGCTTCTGCTGCTGATACAATTTATGCAGATCAGAAAGTTGGGATACTACCAGAGTTCGTAATCAATGAAGGCATAGAAAATCTTGTTGATCCTATAAATCTTCAGGAGCTTCAGGATGAAACTAACTTTAATACACAAGGCTTCTTTGTCCCTGATGAAAAATTTTCTCGCAAGTATACCCAAGATCCTCGTGATGCTGCGCCCAACAGGTTTGTAAAAAGAGCAAGGGCAGATGGAACTCGCAGTGATAACTGGGGTAAACTTAAAGCAGCCAGTGGTGAGATCCTACCTGTTCGCATGGCTGCTGGAAAAAACTATGAAGGCGGCGGTGGCTATGGACAGGTTCATGCTGCATTACATGATGATGATTTTCAGGCTATCCCGGATCTTCCATTCGTATCATCAGATGCTGCTATTGGGGCTGCGCTAGACGCATACACAGAAGCAAGGGTTTCTGGTGTTGGCATGGGCGCATTTAAAATTAAAGAAGGCCGTCGTACTGGCGGTCAAGAAATGCTATGGACACCAGAAGGTTCTAATACTGACGTAAAAATAGTCTTTGATAGAACTACTGACAGCAAATCAGGACAAACATTTTTTACGATAACGACTGCTTATCCTGATAGTGAAGTATTAACTGATGATTTTCTCCGCAAAGAAAACGAAGAGTACACTAAAGCAGGTCTTCTTAGCCCGAAGTTTTCCGCACTCTCAGACACAGCACAAGAAACTGTCCTTACATTTAAAGAAAGAAAACCTTCAGATCGGCCTGTCTTAAAGCTCAACAAGAAGGCAAAGGAAAAGTATTCACGAGGCGGCACTGTCAAAGATGAAAGCCCTGAAGTACAAGAACTAATCAATAGAACGCAAGCTGTTAATGAAGACAAGAGCGCAGGTCAGGCTTGGCTTGATGCAATCTTTGGCGATTACAAAAAAAGCCCTTTATTTAGCAGTAATTGGGAACTGATCCAAAGCAGTTTTAGGAAAAGGCTCGTAGAAAAATATGATAATTTTTCTGTCTTGTCAACAAAAGCAGGGAGACTTGTCGCTGGGCAAATGTATGCAGATACCAATGCATATCATGCCGTGATAATGGCTGATCAACATGCCCAGCTAACTAAAGCAGCTTGGTATGATGGTGTTCCTGTTTACAGCCAAGAAAAAGGAATGTTTGAAGTATTAAATGAAGTAGATGGTCAACCGATAACTGGTCTTGCCGAAATATTACAACCTGTTTTAATAGCACGAACAACATCGCAGTTCGGCACCTATGCTATGGCAAAAAGGGCAGAAAGGTTAAATGCCGAAGGCACAAGATCTGGTATGACTGATCAGGACATTGCCGTTGGATTAGCGATTGCCGATAAGTATGAATACTTCCCAGATGTCTTTGATCAGTACCAAGTCTGGAACAGTTATCTTGTAAAATTTATGGTAGACACTGGACTCATTACACCAGAGATGGGGAAGATATGGATTAGCACTGCTGACTACACCCCATACTATAGGCAAGAACAGCAGGGTTCATCTATTATTTCTCAGCTTAGTAAAGAAGGGTCTGGTGGCATGTTTGACCCTCAACAACAAATGTCATTCTTTTATCCTGATATGAACAGTACTGTAATGGAAGGGGAAAGGGCAACCAAAGTTCCTTTAGATGGAAAGCGTGTAGACAAAAAACTTCTAGGCGCTGGAAATGTATTTGTAATTAGGGTTGATGGCGAAACACAAGTAGAGGAGTACGATAGTTACAACAAAGCTGTTGTTGCAGTTCGCTCTTTAAGAAATTCAAGGCCAGATGCAGATGTTGAATTATATCAAAGTCCTCAAAAGGTAGATGATTTTCTTGACAATGTAGCAAGGAACACAGCGACAGCCATTCAAGGCGGTATGAAAAACATAGCCGCCCAAAGAGTCATCAGGGACTCTTTAACTTTAGGCGTTGCATTTGAAGTAGACGAGTCAGGACCAATCCCCCTTGATACAGTGCAGATCAGGGTGGATGGCAAAGATCGATACTTTGAGATTGCTGATCGTTACCTTTATTCCAGCATGATGATCCTGTCTCAAAACAACGACACCTTAATTGACAACGTATTGGTTGGAATCCTATCAAGTCCTGCAAGGATTCTTAGAGAATTTGTTACCAGAGATCCCGGATTTATGTTGCGTAACCTGATGCGTGATACGTTAAGTGCGTGGGTTACATCAGGTGAAAATTACATACCTTTTATTGACACTTTTGCAGGTTATGTAAATGCAATCAAAGACAATAAAGAGGGCAGGGCGCTAAGAACAGGTGCTGTTTCTGGCGGCTATGATTTTGCTGGCACACCAAAAGACATGGCTAAATATGTTGAAGGCAAGATTGCAACAAAAAATCCAACAGGTGTCAACGAAAGAGCAGCCAGTCCCTTTAAGAAGTTATGGGATGCAACTACCTTTATGACCAATGCTTCTGAATCTGCCACACGAATTGCGGTATATAAAAGAGTGTTAGAAAGAACAGGTAATGAAGCTCAGGCATTATACGAAGCTCTAGAAGTTCTTAACTTTAATAGAAGAGGTGCTGGGGCAGAGGTTCGTTTACTGACTGCTTTGATCCCTTTCTTAAATGCTCGAATCCAAGGGCTGGATGTTCTTTATCGTGCAGGGTTTAATAAGAATACAGCAAACCCTGACGCATCTAGGAAAGCTTTCATAGTAAAATCATCACTGATTGTTGGTGCTACTGCCTTGTACACAATCTTAATGAAAGATACAGACTGTTATAAAAATGCAACACCAGAAGCTAGAGATCTAAACTGGTTTGTTCCTAATCCATTTGGTGGCCCATGTGCCAAAATACCTATACCTTTTGAAGTAGGATCTATTTTTAAAGTAGCTCCTGAGAGGCTGATACAATACGGGTTGGGTAATGACCTTGGTAGAGATGTTGAAGAATCCATATGGAGAAACCTTCGATCAACTTTTCAGATGGATGTTCCTCAATTCGTCAAGCCTATTCTGGAGGTAACGTATAATAAGTCAGCCTTTACTGGAAGAGAAATTGTTCCTTACTATATGCAAGGGCTTGATCCTGATCTGCAAAAATACCAAGGCACTAGTAGCCTTGCTACATCTGTGGGCAAAGAGTTAAATGTATCTCCGCTTAAAGTGGATCATTTGATTAAAGGGTACACAGGAACCTTGGGTAGCTACGCCCTGTCTAGCGCAAGTAGCATGATTGATGCGTTCCAACCTACAGGGAAACCATTGCCGCCTGATAAAAATTGGTACAACATGCCAATGATTAGAAGTTTTTTCCAAGATCCTAACAGTCGAGGCACTGTGGTGCAGTTCTATGAACTAGACAAGCTTGTTAGACAAGCCGTTAACTCTTTTGCAGAGGCTGAAAAACAAGGCGATACAGAAAAAATGCAAGAGATTGTAGAAGAAAGAGCGAGTCTGTTAGGTCTTGAAGAAACCATGAAAGGTATACGCAATGATCTTAAAGAAGTTCGTCAACAGAAGAATCAAATTCTCAAGTCTAATATTGATCCGTCAGTAAAAAGAGAACTGCTTAACTCTATAAGAGAACGAGAACTAGCCATTACAGTCGCACTGCCAAGTCTTAGAAAGATAGGTTTGCAATAAGGAGTTTCTAATATGGATATCGATAAGTTAATAGTTCAACTCAAAGCACACGAGGGTGTGCGTCAGCATGTGTATCTTGATACAGAAGGTATAGAAACCATTGGGGTAGGACGTAACCTTGTGCATCGTGGACTGTCAAACGATGAGATTGAACTCATGCTGGCAAACGACATCAGAGATTTCCAAGAAGAAGTGGAGAAGGCATTCCCTTGGTGGTCAGATCTGGATGATGTTCGACAGAGGGTGATTGTAGACATGGCATTTAACATGGGTCTTGGATCTCTTTCCAAGTTCGTGAACACACTTTCTCATATAGAGGATGGGCGCTATGAAGATGCTGGTGTTGAGATGCTTGACTCTAAGTGGGCACGGCAGGTGGGTGAACGTGCAAATGTGTTGAGCAACATGATGCGTACTGGTGAAGACCATGACTACTAAAGGCAAGAAGACTTTAGAGAGAGACAGTTCTTACGAGGAGTACGACGTTGATAGGGATGGTGTGGTTAGCGATGCTGAACTTGCAACAGTCAAGGCCATACATCAGGCCGAAGTTGCAGAGGAAAAAGCAGACGCACAAAGGAGAATGGCTTGGACTAGTATTATTGCCATGCTTGTGTTTAGTGCTTTTCTTTTCTTACCTATTTTTCCTGACTCTAGGATTAAAGCTTTGGCTGATCTCTTTGGTCTTTTCTACATCGGAATGGCTAGTGTCGTTGGGGCGTACATGGGGATGACAGCGTATATGAGTGCCAAGAAGTAGGGTAAGTATGTGATGTTGAAGGTATATATTTTAATCATAGTGGTAGGTTTTGTTGGTAGCGTGGCCTACGGTGGCTACTACTACTACAAGGACACCCAACAAAGAATACAAATTCTCACAGAAAATAGTGCTAAATTAGAAACTGCTACGAAGTTGCAGAAAAATACTATCGATACCCTACAGGCAGATGCAGAAAAATATGCAGAACTAAATAGCAAATTACAAACTAGGTTAGGTAATGCTAATAAATATAAGAACGAACTATTAAGCAAGCTAAGGAAAATAAATCTTAGTAAGTTAAGTGCGGAAGAGCCAGCGGTTTGGGAAGGAAAAATAAACGATGCGTCTAAAAGATTACTTGAAGACTTCGAGTCTATTACTGCTTATCCCAGCACTAACTAATTGCAGTTCTTGGGATAAGCTCACGCAAGTTGAAGTCCAAACAGTAGAGGTAGAAAGAAACATACCTATACAAAACCGCCCTCAACCAATCAAGATGCACACTGGCTTGAAGTGGTGGGTTGTTACAGAGGAAAACTTCAAAGACTTCAAAGAGAAGTTTCAAAAAGAAAATGGAGACCCTCTAGTTGCATACGTCATCAGCGTAAGAGACTACGAAACACTTGCCCTTAACATGGCAGAAATTAAAAGATATGTTGAACAACAAAAAGAAATTATTATTTACTACGAAGAAGCAGTAAAGGGTAAAAAGTAGGTAAAATGTATGGACCCAATTACCATAGGAGCGGCCCTCCTCGGAGCTAAAAAGCTCATTGAAATGTCCAGTGACATTAAAGATGTAGCGAGTGCGCTCGATAATATATTTAGCCTTACTAAAAAGGCAGAGAAAGCTAAGAAGGCAGCGGATGCTGGGGACTCAAGTTACAAGTCTGTCATTGCAGATGTGGTAACTGAGCGGAACAACCAGACACTTTTGAGGAATCTGTCCATTGACGTGGATGATAAGTTCGGTTTTGGCACATGGAGTGCCATTGAACAGGAGCATGAGCGGCGTATATCCGTTGAAGAAGAGAACAAGGTCAAGGCCGCAAAGAAACTGAAGGCAAAAAAGAGGGCTGACAAGGAGTTTTATGACAAAGTTCTGTATTGGATGGGGGAATTTGGCAAATTGCTTTTAGTACTTGGTATATGTGGGGGTGCGGGGTACATAATCTGGATTAACAGATGCGTTTCAGGGAACTGTTGACATGTCGAACTATGAAGTTGGTGTGTTTAATAAAGCTGTAAGAGAGAAAATTCGCTCTGGAGAAGATTGGAATAATGAACTGGGCATCTCAGCAGAGTTTGAGAACGTGTTGTATTACGACATTGTAAATGCAGCTTCTATAGAGGAAGTCGAACGTAGAGTAGCCAAGCAATTCCCACCGTCTTTAGGTTTCGTACTAGACTTTATTCGGCTAATACCAAAGGAAGATTAAAATGGAACTGACAACTTCACATGGGATTCAACTAGTGATTTTACTAGCTGGGGTGGCTGGGGGGTACGCAGTAGTTAAGTCAAACCTGAGCAGAGTTATGTCTGATCTTGCGGCTTTTCACAAAGCACACGATGCATACAAATCTAAATTTGATGAGCGTCTTGACTCAGCAGAATCTGAGCGGTCAGTAATCACTGCAAGAGTTAATACTCTTGCCTCTATAAACTCCGTGGAGAATTTAGCAGACCTGAACTCTCGTCTTGCTAGGCTAGAGATGGGCCAAGAAATTCTTTTTAAAGATATGGATAGACAAAAGTCACTCCATAATGGGAAGCACCCTCGGCAGGAATAAGAAGCATACAAAATAGACGCCCCCAAAATTTAATTGAGAGCGTCTATGCTGACGAGTCAGGGTCAGGCAACCAGCAGAATTAAGAAGGCTCTGCGGTAACCTCTTCCTCAGATGAGGACGTGTCTTTCAAAGCAGAAACCATCTCATCACAAACAAACTCGTTGAAGGTTCTACCATCTGGTAAGTCTTTGCCCTCAATGATTGTGGTCTTTCGTAACCACTGACAGCAATCTCGCATACCCTGATCATAACTTCTGTTAGTT